AATATATCTTCTTATCTGACCGTCATAAAAGTGTTGCATTAGTTATCCGCCTTTGGTCTAAGTACTTTAGACAAACTCTGTCTTTCTTCAACAGTTTCTCCACCAATAGTGGTTGATTTTGTATTGTTAACAAAATCTGTTTTATAAGTTTTGCGATCGTTTGTTTGAGTCATTGTCATTCTTACGTTATCTTCTTGTTTAACCCAACGCTGTCCGTCATATCTAAATAGTCTGTTTGGCATAAAATCTGTTCTCAAATAAAAGTCGCCTACTGTACTTGCTAATGGGAAAGAACTGCCAAATCCAAACTGTTCACCATTAGGCGGAATACCATCACCAATTAAGTAACCTTGGTATCCAGTTGCCTCTGGAGTTTGATTAACTCTACTAGCATCTAGGTTTCCACTAGCAATACTAGCATCAATAAGTGTTTCGTCAGCACCGACAAGTTCTGGATTGCCCTGTGCATCAACTTGAAGTGTATAAAAACTAGTTGTATCATAACCTGATTTTGCCGCATCTGATTCTGCTTGTTGTATAACTGCATTATTAATCTGCATTTCTTTTTCGTAGGTAGAAAGGACATCACGTAATGTATTTGTACTTCCTTCTTCTGCAGGTAAATCAAGTATGTCTTTAAATTCTTGAGAGTCTACTATTTGTTTTAGTTTTACTCTATATAAATGTGGATACCAAGTTTGTGTAAATCCTTCTGCGGCTCTGTTTACATCTTCTACAACGTAAAAACGTTTTAATGCTACTTGATAATCATTAAGTGCATTTTCGTCTTTTAAATGTGGAAGTTCAAAAACATCACCTGGCATTACTTTTCTGCCTAATGTTTTTACACTATAATTAATAGGAATAGTCATAAACAATGTATCATTGGTTAAAAATAAACCAAATTGACTCATATCAAAGTCAACATCTTGTACATTATAAATTCCACGTATTGTATAAATGTCCGGATCGTACTTACGATCTCTATTCTCCATAAACAACATATCCTGTATGTTAGTTTCTTTTACAGCGTCATAATGAGGCTGTGTAGGAGTAGCATCCTCTTCGTCGGGATTTTTAGGCCCTAAATACTTGTGGACAAATACATCAGTTCCGCCAACAGTAAACATCTCGGTGATGGTTTTGTCGAGGAAATCGTAATCTTTGCCCTTTTCCGGTTTATATAAACTTATTCTTGGCATAACAATAGTATTTATCGTTAGCATAAATACAAGTGGAGACCGAAAAGAATTATGGCAACTTTACAAACACAAAAACAAGAGATTTTCGACTATGTAGAAGCAATGCTTGGCGGAGGCATGGTTGATGTTGAATTAGATCCTAAACATTACGAAATTGCACTTCAAGCGTCGTTGGACAAGTTCCGTCAAAGAAGTGATAATTCTGTTGAAGAGTCATATTCATTCTTAACTACAGTAGTTGATCAAAACGATTACACACTTGATCGTAACATTGTAGAAGTTCGTACAATTTTCCGTAGATCAATAGGGTCAAGAACAGGTGGCGGCGATGGCGGAACATTATTTGAGCCATTCAACTTAGCCTACACAAATACATATTTGTTATCTAGTTCAAATATGGGCGGTCTTGCTACATACAACTTGTTCGCAAGTTACCAAGAACTGGTAGGACGTATGTTTGGTAGTTTTATTGAATTTAATTGGAATACTACTACTAAAAAATTAACACTTTTACAACGTCCACGAGCAGAAGAAGAACTATTACTTTACTGCTACAATCATCGTCCTGATTCAGAATTATTTGCAGACTATCTTGCAAAACAATGGATTAAGGATTATACACTAGCCAAATCAAAATTCATGCTAGGTGAAGCACGTTCAAAATTTGCTACTATTGCTGGCCCACAAGGCGGTAGCACACTTAATGGTGATGCTCTTAAAGCAGAAGCACAAGCAGAAATGGAAAAACTTGAAGAAGATCTTAAAATGAACGTTGCAGGTGGTGTTGGATACGGCTTTACAATTGGTTAAAAACCATTTGACAAACTCCTAACTTTATCATATACTATATACTTCTACTTAGGAGATATAGATGATCATTGGTATTTGTGGTTTAATCGGTTCTGGTAAAGATACTGTAGCACAGCATTTAATTAACAACCATAATTTTGTTAAAATATCTTTTGCAGACAAATTAAAAGACGCTGTTAGTGTTATGTTTAGTTGGGATAGAGAACTACTAGACGGCAAAACAGACGAGTCAAGAGAATGGCGTGAGCAAGAAGATCCTTTTTGGACAGCAGAAACCGGACGCAGTATCACTCCAAGACTAGTACTACAAGAGTTTGGTACAGAATGTATGCGTGAAGGATTCTATGACGGTATTTGGGTCAGTCTAACCAAGCAACATATTCTTAATAATCCTGATACAAACTTTGTTATACCAGATGTACGTTTTCCTAACGAAGCAAAAATGCTTTACGAAATTGAGGGCGAAGTTTGGCGAGTAAAACGAGGCCAAGATCCTATGTGGTTTAGAATATATCAAGATGTAGGTGTTGAGCCTAAAGATGTACACCCTTCAGAATGGGCATGGGCACATACTAAGTTTACTCAAACTATTGAAAATAACGGAACACTAGAACAACTTAGAAGTCAGGTGCAAGATCGCCTTGTTTCCACCGGACGCCTTCTCTCTGCATAGCAATCTGACAGTTTGCACATATAGTTTTAAGATTACTAGGTCGACAGTTTTCTAGGTTACCATCAATGTGGTATACACGTAGTTGTTCTTTATAACTTGCTTTGAATCCGCATTTTTCACAATTTGTTAACTGACGGTATCCGGACTGGTACCATCTTGGCTTCTTAGGCTCTCCATTTCTTAAGCAGGTATCACATTTAGTTCTATAGAATGTTTTACCATTCTTCTTGTAATTAACTGCTACAGGACGCTGTCCACAACTACATAAAGGTCTCATATAGGTATTTATCATACCTTTTTTTGCCCTTTTTTGACTATAATAAAGTATAGAAAAACAATCAATGACATAAATACTATTAACAAACTTATGTTAAGTTCAACAGGAGAGCATAAATGGCAAACTTAGTATCACCAGGTGTACAGGTTTCGGTAATCGACGAAAGTTTTTATACCCCAGCGGAACCGGGTACTACCCCAATGATTTTTGTTGCTACTGCACAAGACAAAGCGAATGCAAGTGGCACAGGTACAGCAAGAGGCACAACGAAAGCAAACGCTGGCGTTCCGTTCTTGCTAACATCACAAAGAGATTTATCCGAGACTTTCGGAGATCCATTATTTTATACAGACAATAACAACAATCCAATTCACGGTTCGGAACTAAATGAATATGGCTTACAAGCGGCTTATTCATACTTAGGTGTTTCAAACAGAGCATGGGTTGTTAGAGCAGACATTGACTTAGGAGAACTCCAAGCATCAGCAACTGCTCCGGCGGCTGATCCAGCAGACGGAACTCATTGGTTCGACACTGGTTCAACTAGATACGGGATCTTTGAATGGAACGGCAACGCTGTAACATCTACAGGCGGACAAACATTTACTAACAAAGTACCTACAGTAATTACAGATGGTACTAAACTTGAAAACTTTAATTCGGGTACTGGCGCAAACGACGGACCAAAATCTTCTGTTGGACAAATTGGTGAATACGCTGTTGTTGCTACTACTACAATTAACAGAGTTTGGTACAAGAATGCAAACGGTACTTGGGTGAAAGTCGGTTCAAGTGCATGGGTTGGTTCATGGCCAACAGCAGTCGGTGACGAAACTAATCCTACATTAACAGGATCATTTGATATTAATGGAAACACAGTAACCGGTGCTGGTACATTGGCAGACCTAGTTTCAAACATTAACGGTAATTCAACACTACAAGCCGCAGGCATTACTGCTAAAGCAACAAACGGATCACTTGAAATTTATTCAACTGGCCCAGACATTACTTTAGTTGACAATGCTGGCGCATTAGCAGTAGTTGGTTTAACAGAAAAAACTTACTATGCTCCAAAACTTCAAGTTTCAGCACATACTAGTGTTCCTGAATTTAAATCAACTGACACAGAAGCAAGACCAAGTGGATCTGTTTGGTTTAAAACTACAGAGCCTAACAAAGGTGCATTGATTGCTGTAAGAGTGTTTAACGGCGATACAGGGTTATTTGAATCTAAAAACGTTTCAATTTTCCCAGATAACCAAACAGCACTTAAAAACTTAGACTCAACAGGCGGCGGCTTAAATCTTTCAGTTGACAATTACTATGCACAATCAAATGTCACTGAAGAAGCAGATGCAGAGTTTAACTTTAAATTATTCAAACGTGCAAACGCTGGTTCTACTAAAATAGTATCAGATGTGATTACTGCTGGAAAAGTAGCATCAAGCACTTATACATTTACAATTTCAGAGTCTACTACAAACTCAGCAACAATGAGTTCGCCAGTAACAGTACAAGTTGTTGCAACAGGCGCGGCGACAGATGCAGACGAAATTGCAGGA